TCCTTGTCAGGAGCGTCACGTCCGAAATCATCCATAGGGAAAGAGAACACCCACACCTCTTTGACCTCGTCTTTCCCGAGAAATCGTTTCAGGTTGTCCGTGTAAGCCGAACATCTGTCCCAGCCGGAGTCCACGAAAGCGGAGATCTCCGCCTCCGTTTTATCCGTGCTTTCTTTCAGGAAAGCGACGGCGTTCTGTTTCCAGAGTTTCTGCGCGACGCATAGCTCCAGATACCGTTCCCAAACGGTAACCAGCCAGTCGATATTGATTTCGTAAAGATGACGGCAGGGGAAACGCTCACGGCTGTCGGGATTATAGAGCATGCAGCTCCCGTCCGGCCTGATCTCTTCCAGCTTGTACGCGGTATATACCGGTATGCCGTGATGTTCATCGTCCTCGCCTTCCTCCTCGACATAGACCGTGTGGGGCAGCAAGCCCTCCGGCATTTTTGGAATCGCCCTGAGATTGGCGATAATCTCCTGTTCCAGTTCTTTCTGTTTTTCCTGTAATTTCATTTTCTGTCAGTATTTAATTGGATTTTGCCTTCTTTGAATAACTTCTGTTTGTAGCGCCGGTATTCACGGATAATTTCAGTGTGCTTTTTTCGGTCAGGCTTGTACAGCCCCTTTGCCTTGCGTTTATTCAGCAGCTCCCTGTTACGCTTCTCCCTTTCGGGATTCACGATGAACGTAATCAGGCGGCGGCTTACACCGTACTCGCGTGCCAGCCGGCGCTGACTGACATCTTCCGTCATGTAACGGTGGAAAATCTCTACCCGCTGTTCGGGTGTCAGTTTTTGCCTGCGGTCATACCGTGTCCCGCAAATGGTTATTCCCGTGCTTCTGTATGGCATGGCTGTGTCTGTTTTGTAGATACTAATTGAAAAGTGCGCTGTATTCTAATTGAAAAGAGCTCCATCCATAACTTGTTACAAAATTACTATAAGTTTAAAATATTCATTTATCTTGTCTCATTTTTTGTGTTTCCTTAAGCCTATAAGACAGTCCGGTCATATTAACCAGATAAGCTTTATGTGTAAGCCTGTCAACCATTGCCGCCACAAGCACCTTGTCCTTTATGATTTCATTCCATCTGTTAAAAGCCAAATTAGTAGTAATGATTGTAGCCTTTTTTCCGGCTCTTAACGACAGGTGGTTAAAAAGCAGTTCTCCTCCTTCCTTGTCACAACTGACATATCCGAACTCATCACAGATGACCAGATCGTATTTTTCAAACCTTAATTGTAGCGTCCTCAGTGCCTTTGCTGATTTAGCCTCCCTTATCTGGGTAAGCAGGACCGGCACTGAAGTAAACAATACGGTAAAGTCCTGTTGGCAGGCCTTTATTCCTAAAGCCGTAGCAATATGCGTCTTTCCCGTTCCCGGATTTCCATACAGGACCAGGTTTCTTCCCTGTCTGATGAAGTCCAGTGTCTCCAATTCAGGTAATATTACCTGTGCCTCTTTGGGCATGTCTTCCATAACAAGCTCATGCAGATACTTCATTTGTGGAAATCCCGCAGATCTTATCCTTGATCTTCTTCTACACTCCCTTCTCCTGGCGCTTTCCTTTCCAAGCAATTCCGTCAAGAACTGCAGATGGTTCCAGTTTTCTTCAGCTGCCAATGAAAGGGTGCATTCCAGTTCCTCTTTAAAGGCCAGAAGCTTCAGTTCTGCAGCATAGTCATAAATGGTTTCTTTTTCTGATTTCATATATTATAAACTTAAATGGTTGGTATTATATCATGCACTTCATTGTATCCTGTCATGAGCGCCGTGATGCCTTCAAGCATATCCACAGCTTCTCTTTCTATATTCTCCTGTTGTGCCGGGAGAACAGGCGGTTCCATGGTTTCTTCTGTCTCTCCCTGTACGCTACCATGCAGCATGGCCTTTACCTGGTCCGGAGATATCTTTCTGACACCACGTCCGGTCAGCTCCTTGCATGCCGTGACAATGTCTGTTCCGGAAAATCCATTTTTTCGGGCATAGTCCAGCAACAGAACAAACGTCCTGTTGTCCTCCTTGAAATGGATGTCATACAGCCTTCTCAGTTCTTCCGGTGCTCTTTGCCAAACCACAGAGTGGGGCAATGCCCCCGGTTTACGGGAAAGTGTACGCAAATAGTGCTCCAGCTTGATGCACCAGTCTCCACCGCAATAACTGCGTTGATGAGAGGCCACTTTCTCCTTCCCGTACAGGATGACGATTTTTTCACTATAAACCTTGACATGTACTTTTTCTCCCACAAGAGAATCAGGTACGGAATAATGAACATTTTTCATGCTGATAGTTGACCATTTATCCACAATGTACTCATAGACCTCAAAACAGCCCAGATTACCGGGAAAAGGCTTCAGCGATGACAGGTCAGCTTCCAGACGTGATGTTTTCTCCGCTGTTGAAAGACTGCCTTGCTCGTTGTTGACCTGCATACATACCCGGTTTAAATGCTCCTGGGCAGAATGTATATCACCAAAATGGTCTGTCAGGCAGAAAGCTTTCCTTCTGACATATTCCACGCTGCGCTCCACATGTCCTTTCTCCCATCCGGCCCGTACATTACAGAAACGGTACTCAAAACAATAGAAACCGGACATCTTCATCAAAGCTTCTGTAGGTTTCTTATCACCACCGACAAAGCTCTTGACGGCTACACGCATATTGTCATAGACCATCATGGCGGGGACACCATGTATATCCCTGAAAAAGTTACGGTGGGATTCCATGAAGGCAAGCGTATTCTGATGCCTGAAAAGATAGGCGTATCTGCCATTGCTATGCCCGAAAGTGAATACGGCCAGATAAAACTTGGTTTTGACGCCGTCAATAAAAAGAAGAACTTCACCCCAGTCAAACTCGGCAATGCATCCAGGCTCATAGAACAACCGGATAAAGGCTTCGCTCTTTTTCTTCTCTTTGTATGACTCTATATTTTTTATATAACTGCATACTGTGGCGTAACTGATGGTGTATCCTTGAGATAACAGAAACTGGTGGATATCCTTTTTCAACATGCGCTGTTTGCGAAGTCCGGTAGCTATCTTAACGGCATTCTTCTTCAGGCAAAATCCTATCTTATCCTTAATCTCTTGTGTGAGCCGGCGAGGACGGCGTCTGGAACTGTCATACCTGGGCTGGATGGTAAGCAAATCACTCAAAGCCTCTTCTGGATTGTCCGTGCGGATGGCTGATTCGTACTTTGAAAGAATATTGTCAACGGTATGACGGCTGACATGAAGTTCACGAGAGATACGCCGTTTGCTATAACCGCATACTCTATACATGTGTATTATTGATTGTCTTTCTACCATAGTCTTCATTTTACCTTTGCATTTGGATTATACAAAGGTCATTATACTTATCCTATGGTGGCGCAATTTTCAACTGGAATATTGGCGCACTTTTCAATTAGTATCTACATTTCAGAAACGGTATCACGGCCGTTTTTTTTTCATTATTCCCTTTCATGGCGCGCTATTTCCCGGACACGTCCGTTTGTGAATTTCCCGTTTCATCATCCCTTATTGCGGGATTGACATAGAAGTGGCATATTTTGCCGTTTCGCATCGGTTTATACACGGAGTAACCCAGTTTCCTGGCATAACGTCCCACGGAAACCCGGTTGGCGAACTTGCCGGTATGTTCCCTCAGGTGTGCCGCCATCTCTTCGACGGTCATTCTGCTTTTTAATTCCATATCATTGCTTTTATTTGGTTTCATGGTAAGGATAGCCATGACTGGTGCAAATTGTTTTCAATTGATATGAATTGATAAAAGACGGCTCCATGAAATCGGCGCGGAGGAATTAACGGGTTATATCTTTGCATCATTCACGGAGCCGTCTCCTGACTATTTCTCCATCAGCTGGCAGGTCTCCCGTATCGTACCGGCATTCCGTTCGTCCAGCCCCACTCCCCGGCCTCGTTCCAGGAGAGTGATTGGCTGGATTTCAGGTTCTCCTTTGTGATGGTGTGTATGACGGTTTTCCTACCGTAGGTTTGAATCCGACGGAGTGCAGCCCGTATAAGCCGTCCCGGAAAAATGTACATCTTCCGGCGTACCAAGACACGGGGTGCGGCATTGCTGCCGGCATAGCGGACAGCGGCATTCCACCGGAGTCCTTCCTGTCTTGCGGATTATCCGCTGTAATGCTGTCTCCATCGTTATGCACCCGGTAAATGGTATTCCGGATTCTTTTTCCGCCATAACTCTATGATGCATTCACGGCCAGCCTGCGTCCAACGTTTTGTCGAACCGAAGGTATATACCTTTCCCCGGCTGTTCTCCCATGTGTAGGGGACATCACATTGCCATGCCCGGCAGGAGGGGAAGACCACCCACTGCCGTTTTTCGTACTTGCAGATTCCTTCCTCGGCAAGAAACTGATGCAGCTGTCGCGGGGAGATACCGAGCTCGTCGGCGATACGTGTACTCTTGAACCACTCCCTGTTCTCGATGAACTCCTCGTAGAAGACAATTTTGGGCATGGAGTCGCGCACCACTTTCCGTAGTTCCCGGATCAGTTCCTTTGCCCCCTCCATGTCTTGTGGCATAGGACAATCCAGACAAGGCATATTGGGTGGCGCCGGCTTCGGATGTTCACGAATGGCGGGCGTCGGGCGTCTCATGGACAGTTTTTCAATAGCTTCACCACACCATTCCGCCAGGGACAGGTCTTCCGGTGCGACCCACCGGGCCAACGGTATGACAAGGGGGGATTCCAGCCAGGTCGCTCCATGCCCACGTCCACGCGTGGTGAAGATTTGCGACTCATACTTTCCGGTACGTCCGTTACCCGCCAACTCCCTGCGGAGCATATCTGTAGAGGCAATGCGGAGCCACTCGGATGGTATCTTCCCGAAATGCATCGTGATCTGTGTGGCGTTGATCATCAGTTTGTCGCCGATGCGCCGGAATGTGACAGGAAACCCTTCCTTGAAATGAAGGATTATGTCATTCCGGGCTGCGGCGTGCCGATCATCAGACTCCTGTTCCAGAAGTTGGTTGCCCCATGCCTCCAATTCGTCGAGTATGTCGCGGGGTATAATAGTCTCCTTGCACACCATACGCAAAAGCCTGCGCATATCAACGGGCCGGAAACTCCACTGCTCCCGTCCGTTCTTCCGGAAACTGATCCTCAATGCCGTCGGGCAGATGCGGGCGATAGCCCCGTCTTCAAGCAGCTCGCTACGTTTAAGTATGTTACATACGTCCATGGCACAGATGTGCAGATGGCCGCTGTGGTCTCGGGAAACCCGTATGTTCCAGTCCCGAAACGGAATGTTCCTATTCTCTCTCATTGTCATTTCCTCCTTTCTTCCTGTTGTCAGATTTATGTTTATTTTCAAGCAAGGCCCGCTTGTGGGCCATTTTGCGTACCGGATAGTATGTACGTTTTTCACCGCAAAGGGCATCATAATCCTTCAGCATCAGCGTGCCAAGGTCGGACAGTTCGATCTCGACATCCGGATGCAGATGTCTGAAATAGAGCCCTCCGCTGCATACGTACTTGCCCGTGCAACAAAATGAAATGGCCTGCAAGTTGCCTTTTGTCAGTTCCGCCGCACTATGCAACGAGCGCGTAATGGCGACAAGAACCTGTGCCCCGTTGAAAATGAGCACCATTTTCGGCCGTTTAAATGTACTACGTCTCATGTTGTCCTAATATTTGCGTTAATTCCTCCTTTGTAAATCTAAGGCAGGCAGTCTGTACCAGCCAAGTGTCTGAAACGGTAAATCCACCGGACAGCAATTCGGACATGCGCTCCAGAAGGTAGGCACCGAATGCAGGATCGATGTAAACGACAAATAATAGAGCCAGACATTCATCAATTAACAGATGTCCCGACGCCTCGTCACGGATAATCATATTCTCCTTGTCTATTCCGTAAACATCCGTCAGCGCTGTTATCCAATGATGGAAAGAGGCGCGGAAGTCACGGACGTTGTGCCGGCATGCGTCTCCTCGGACCCGGATAAAATGTGTTGCGTCGAAATAGACCGGTCCGTCCTCCTGTGACGTTCCAAAAAGCAAATCGGGGAATTCCCTGTACCGGACTGTCCGGCAGGAAATCTTTTCTTCTTTCATGTTCTTTTTTCCTTTGTTTTCAATTTTGTATTCAACATTGTGCAAATATATATCTTTTTATGGTGAAATATCACAAAAAAACAAGACTGTTTTTTTTGTTTTCATTCAATTAATTGTCGTTGATAATAAGCAGTTTACATAAAATTTAAATCGAAATATCTATATATTTGGTTGTGTTATTTCGTTTTGCAAATCAAGCATTAAGAAGCCTGTTTTTCATATACTTTTTTTTGTACAAAACTTCTCTCCTGCCTGCGCTCTACTCTTTAGGTAAAAAAGCAAAAAAATATGGTGACATCGGACAATTCATTCAACGGGGAGCTTTTGGAGAGCATATTCAGGACCTCCAAGAAAACCATTCAGGAGTATGTCCGCGAAATCGAACGCAACAACCGCTACCGTTCATGCCGCCAGGATATAAGTTCAGGATACATCCTTGATGACCGTGCCAGGCTCATTGACTTATACGAGGCCTGCCTGCAACAGGATGCGCATATACGGTCGGTGGTCGAGACTTTGGAGAGTCAGATACTTGGTGACCGTTATATGCTTGCGCATGTGAACGGGAAAGGGAAATATACCAAAGACGTGGTGAACTCGCAAAAGATACAGGGCTCGCAATTTGACAAGATAATCAAGGGTATCGTGGAAGCCAAGCTTTACGGGTATACTTTACTCGAAATCATGCCGTATGTTGATTCCGGAACAGGCAGGCTGGCGGAAGTCAACATCATCGAACGGCGCAATGTACTGCCGGACCAGAGAGTCGTATTGAAAAGGCAGGGGCTATGGGAGCCGCATTGGGATTTGCGCAATCCGGCCTACCACCGTTGTTATGTGCTGGTGACGTCGGGGGACCTTGGGCTTTTTTCTGCCACAACGCCATTGATACTCGCCAAAAAGTTCACGGTGGCCAATTATGTTAACTTCTCCCACACCTACGGACAACCGATCATTCATGGAAAGACGGTCAGTGAGAGCAATGCCGACCGCAAACGGCTGGCCGGTGAAATAGCCAATGCGGCACAGAACAAGGTCGTGGTCACCGGCATCGAGGATGAGGTGGACATCAAGACCTTCACCATGTCCAATTCGGAAAAGATATATACCGGACTGATTGACTTTGTCAACAAGGAGGTTGCCAACCTTGTGCTCGGCTCCGAGTCCATGGCCGGAGGAATGCAGTCGTATGTGGGTTCGACCAAGGCGCATCAGGACATTTTCCGTGACCGTATCGAGGTTTACCGCAGATATATCGAGAATGTCATGAATGAGGAGATAATCCCCCGGCTGGTAGCCATCGGATATATTCCTGCAGGACTGGAATTCAGGTATTCAAACCGGATAGAGATGAATAACGAGGACCGTATCAGGCTCTATTCGCTCATTACTGAAAAATACGAGGTCGCGGCTGACGAAATCGAGAAGGAGTTCGGAATCAATGTGGGCAGGCAGCTTAATGCCATCCCGGCTATGGGGCTTGAAGCGGATGGCGGCCGGTACATTCCCGGCCATAACGACCGTGGTATCATGTCAGACGAAGAGTATTTCCGGCGTTACGGGCATCCTCGGGGGAGTAAGGTTGAAAATTTTTTGCGGGGAACGGAGTGATGGCCCGGCTTCCGTTCCCAAACGGTGTTCCATATGGAGCTGTCAGGGCGTCCGCTTCTCAGGAATCCGGTACGGAAAAGGAGTACCGTGTCATATTTGAGGCATTCCGCAGGTTCATTCTCCACTACGAAAACAGTGCCGAACGCCTTGATATTATGGAGGATATCATCACTTTGCGTGCTTCTTTCTTGATAGACAGAGCGTTGACAGGTTTACGTATTGACCTGGACCATGCATTGGAGATTCTGAGAAACCATAATGACTTTACGACGGAGAGAGAGCGGCTGCAGCGTGATATTCTCATCGCTGCCATAGACAACCTGGTTGATTTTGCGGCGGCCGAAGAGTATGCGATGTTCAAGGATATGCCTGAAACAGTGGATGAGCGGGATATGGAGGCATACGGAGAGATATGTCACCGGTATAACTTTATTTATGCGGAGAGAGAGAACAGCCAGGTGCTTTTCGCCGCTTCGATGGCGGCATGGTGGCTCACAGTGGATACGGACACGGTGCTGACCTATGTGACGCAGGGAGACGAACGGGTACGGGCGTGGCATCTGTCCCTCGAGGGACTCTCGTACCGTAAGTCGGAATTCCCGCCGGAGTTGATACCGCCCATTGAGTGGGGATGCCGTTGCTATCTGGTAGCGGACGGGTTCGCCGCAGTACGGGCTGCACTGCCCGTTCCGGAAAATTGCAGGAAGAGGATTGATCCTGTCTTCTGGGAGAGCCTGGCCACGGGCGGACGCATTTTTTCCAGGGCACACCGCTATTTCGACATGCCGCTGCCGGAGCACATGACTAAAATTGTAAAACGGATAAAAGAAAAATTTCATGCAAAAGATAACACTCGATGAATTTTGCGCCCATTGGGTGAGGGAAAGGGAAAAGGGAGGCTGGGATCCGTTCCTGCCCAGCCGTCTGGCGGGTAACACGTTTGATTTTGCCACCGAGGCCGGACAGTACAGCCGGCGGCAATTTCTTGCCTCCTTTCCCTCGGGAGGTTTCTGCGGCGGCACATGGACGCCACGTACCTCCCGTTGGGGGCGGAAGTTTACACATCCGGTCATGAATGACATGGGAGCTCTTGCCGCAGGTATCAAGGGAGAAGCGGACAGGACCGATATCAGGGGGCGGCGCAGCGACGGTAGCTGGATATTCCGTAAAGGGGCCCGCTACTCAATATGGACTACCGAGAAGAGCATTCCGGTCAAAGGCAAACGGGGACGTAGCAAGAACCGCTACGGGCATTATGCCGCCGTACACAATACCGACCCGAAATTTGGCCTGTACACTGTGAACCAGCATTCTGCACGGCGTCCCGTACACCGCCAGTTCATCGGTTTCTCCCCGAAGATAGAGGATTACATCGCTGATAACTTTATGGATATGATTTTTAAAGGATTTCCGGGCGTATGATAAAGGACAAGCATTCCGTAAGGCAACCGCATCAACCGGCTCCCGTGCAGGAAAGCCTGCCGGAAGAAGTGTCTGAAAATCCGTTTGTGAACATGTATCAGGCGGTGAAGCGGGCCATACAGACCATAAGGGAGGATCCGGACGATCCGCTCTCACCTCCCTTTTTCAAGACTATAGCCATTGACAACGGACAGTTCGCCCGTATCGTACGTGGGGAAAACACGGAATATGAGACCCTTTTTCCGGCCGTCTTTATCCATTTCGTCAACGTGAGGTACCTGGTGCAACAGCAGAGAATCGGCGAAGGACGCGCCACCATGCGTGTACGCTTCATTCTTAATACGCTCAACAATGGGGACGAGGATAGGGAGTGCGAGTCATTCATCGTATTCCAGAGGCTGAACGTGGCCATTCAGGATGCCAAGAACAGGGAATCCGCCCTTAATGAACGGTGTAACCTGACCTATTTTGACATGCCGACAACCACCAATATGCTCCAGGCGTATTGGGTGGACTATGAGGTATGGTTCCGGGAGTCTTCCGCATGGAAATACAGGGATTGGATAAGACGCTATCTGGTCATGCCGCCTTTCACGCAGCATGGCGATGCGCCGCAGCATGACGGCGGCGGGCACGGATATCACCCTGAACCGGGCTATGATAAGGTGACCGGATTCAGTCGGGCGGTGGAAACAGACGTACATGACGGAAACAAGGATGACATTTCCGGCATTTGATGGTTGGGGCTTTGCACATTCACGATATGGATATCCGAAGGGGTAGCCCGGCACTTAGTCTGTTCAAGTAATGCATGGTCATTTTTCGATTAAATGTCATTATTCCGGAAGGTAAGTCCCGCTGCCATATCCCAATGTCTTATAAAATGATCTTGAAGTTACGTGGAGTGCAGATGGAACAGCCTGTCCGGTACTGTTTTCAACCCATAATCTTGCTTGACGCCTACTCTTCCATAAAAAGAAAAACATGAGTACAGAAGAATTGCTATATGTGGTGGGTGAAGCAAAAACGGGTGAACCTTCCGTTATCCGTTTCTTCGGCCGCATAACGGAAGAAACCACCTCCCGGTTCAATGACGAGTTCGACTTTCTTGAAAATATTATCCGTCCCTCCTGTATCCGCGTGTTAATCAATTCGGAAGGTGGCAGTGTCCTTTACGGCATGTCCACTTATTCCACCATCGCCAATGCCAAAGTGGACACCGAATGTGTCATCGAGGGTGTGGCGGCGTCAATGGCTTCCGTTATCTGGGCTGCGGGCAAACGTTCCCTTATGAGGGACTACGCCATTTTAATGATCCATAATCCTATACTGCCGGACAATGACGGGGAGGAGCCTTCGGACATGCTGTTGGCTTTCACCTGGCAGATAGAAACGATTTATCGAAAAAGATTCGGTTTGAATAAGGAGCATGTGCGCGCCATTATGGACGGGCAGGCCGGCAAGGACGGGACTTATTTTGATGCGCAGGCTGCCGTAAAAGCGGGCATCATTCCATCAGAGAACGTTATTCGTACATCGAGGCAGCTCTGTCGCAAAGTACATGACGAGATCGCCGGACTGGCGGACATGGCGGCCATTCAGGAGTTGATGGACCGTGTCAGTAAGGGGAATAAACCTTTTGAGGATATTTTTCCTACTCTTACAGAAACAGAAAACGATATGACAAACGAAAACAAGACACAAGGTTTTGAATATGGGGCGATTGCCGCCTCGCTGGGCATGAAGGACAGAGAAGTCAAGGACGTGATGGCCCGTATCTCCGAACTGGCAGCCATGGAACCTAAATACAATGAGGTACAGAAAGCCCTGAGTGACGCACAAACGGTCATTGCCGGCAAGGATGCTGCAATCCGGAACTTGCAGAAGGATCTGTCCGCTGCCACGGCGCGTCTCTCCACTTACGAACAAAAGGAGAAGGACGAGAGGACATCCCGCATCGAAACGCTGGTGGAGAACGCCATTGGCGAAGGCAAGATTGACCGTGAGGCAAAAGCGCAATGGGTGGAGATGGCGGAGGCCAACTTCGAGTTGGCGGAAAAAACACTGGGTTCCATCCCCGCGCGTGAGATCATCTCCAAAGAAATCGCCAATGATCCGGCCAACATCCAGGCCACGGCGGAGGCGAGCAGGACGGCCGAGCAGATGATGGCCGAGAAGGTGGCCGAGGTGGTCGGCGCGGATTTCAAGTTCCGTAAACTCTGACAGGCAGACATCCGATCTTAATTGACATGCCGGAGGCCGCAGGGCCTCGCGCGGAAACACAAGTATCCGCCAGTCGGCCAAGTTTCACATTCCAACGGAAAAACTTAAAACGACAATGGCCGATACAGTAAATTTTCTTCAAAATGGATATAGCGGTGAGGTTCTTGAGGACCTGCTGACCTATACCGTGCAGGGTAATGATACGGTTCGTGAAGGACTGATCCATATCAAGACTGGCATCCAGCACCGTTATACACTCCCTGCCATCAAGCTGGGCAATATCATTCAGGACAATGTGCCGACCCCACAGCCCATTCACGGTTCCAAAGGGGATGACGGCTCGAACGAGTACCAGTTCACCGAACGGTATCTTGAGCCCTCTGATTTTATGGTTTACCTTGAGTTCAACCCCCGGGACTATGAAAAGTACTGGCGTTTCGCACAGCCGGAGGGCAATCTTGTATTCCGGGAACTTGACCCGAAAATCCAGGCCACGATGCTTCGCCTGCTCATGGACAAAAAGAACGAGTACATCGGTAATGCCATATGGACCTCCGCACGTGGCGGAGATACGGCAGCAAAAATTACTGCACCGGAAGGCTGTACGAAAATTGGCGCCAACAAGGAGAAGTATTTTGACGGTGTTGTTAAACGCATCCTCGACAATGTAAGCTCTAAGGACACACAGGTAGTTGCCGGCGGACAGTGTATCGTTTCGGGAACGACCGAGCTGACAGACGGTGCGGCAGTGGAAGCGGCTCTTTATGCGATGTGGAAAAAATGTCCCAAACAAATCCGCAAGAAGACATCCTTGGCCTTTGTGGTCGGATGGGATGCCTGGGACGCGTATGACCAATACATCTCGGACAAACAGGTCAAATACTCCGAAAACACCGAGGTCAACCGCTATCGCTTTAAAGGCAAGAGGATTATCCCGATCGTGGGAATTCCCGAACATACGATGGTGCTCGGAGAGTTTTCCACCGGGATGGACTCCAATCTTTGGATGGGGGTGGATTATGCCAACGATACGGATATTCTGAAAATTGACCGGTTGCAGGCCAACTCCGAACTGTTCTTTTTTCAGATGCGCATGAAAATGGACGTGAACATTGTCCGTCCCGCAGAGATCGTGGTGCATACCGCCTACAAAAAGAGCGAATAACACACCTTTCTTCATTTTTCAATATCCACCCGGGGAGCGGAGGTCAGAGCCCCGTTCCCCTTTTTTATTCCACTGGCATGGCAAAAAAAATAAATACGGAGGAGGAACCTCAAAAAGAAGGCAACAAGGTTGCCGCACCGGAACTTCCGGCGGAAGCAATACCGGAAATGTCCGAGAAAATACCCGCTACGGTTGAAGACAAACGGCCCGTCCCGGCTGAAAAGACAGGGAATACGGAGGACGAGGTGGCAGACCCGTATATACTGGCCCTTTTGAAAAAATTCCCTGCATATCCGTCCCTGTATATCGACAGGCATGGTGGGACCTATACTCCGGACACGGCGGCAACTGTCAGAGGCCGGGCTGTACTTTACAAAAACCCTTTTTATAACGGACTTAAAACAAAACCATAATGGCACTCGGCAATGTTTTTATCAAGGATGTGGACGGCAATATCCCTTACGACACCGGTTCTTCCAACGAGAAGGTGACGGGATTATTGTTTGATATTTCCCTTCAGTCCACACTCTTTACGGAAGGGTATGGCAAAACCAATGAAACGAAGCTCAAACCGGGGGATGTATGCTACATCACCACATTCAAGTCCGCCGTTAAAGATTTCGGTATCGTTGAGCGTGTGACGGCTACCGGCGAGGAGGAGATGAACGTCAATTTTCTGCATGGCATTCCTGCCTACCATATCCGTGAGTTTTTCCGGATGTCAGGCAATCTGAACGGTTCGGGAAAACTCTATGTGATGTTTGCCGACTGTTCTGCGAACTGGGACGCACTCGAAATCATGCAACGTGCCGCCGGAGGCATGATCAACCAGATAGGAATTTGGACGGAACAGCCGCTGTGGAAAGCCAACGGGACTTCCGGAGTGTATAATCTCAACCTGGTAAAGGGACTTAATGATGTGGCTGTAGGGCTTGCCGGACAGAACCAACCCCTGTCAATCATACTCTCCGCCAATCCTTCCAATACTGGGGCGGATACGACTGCGGGGCGTCAGATTGACTTGAATAAAATTCCTTCATGTATCTGTGAATCAAGCCGTATCAGCTGTATATTCGGCCAGGCGCATCACGAAAGGATCTTCACGATGCAGATGCGCAACAAGAACCACACGCCGGTAGGATTCTTGGGCGCGGTCATGGGCGCCATTGCCAAGGCGAACGTCCATGAATCTATAGCATGGGTCAAACAGTTCAACCTCTTCACGGATGATTTTCAGGAGATAGAGCTGGGGTTCGGTGATATCAGTCTTGACGAGGCGGAGGAGCATTTTATCAGCCTGAACCGGTATGAGTCGTTGTCCCCGTCACTGCTTGACGAACTTGATGACAAGGGCTATATTTTTCCCATCAAGTATGCCGGCCGTGAGAACGGTATTTATATTTCAAAGGACCGGACCTGTTCAACGGGCGATTTCCGCACCATCGCAAGGAACCGTACTATCAACAAGAGCCGTCGTGCCGTGCGTGCCGCACTGTTGCCGTATGTGAATTCCCCGCTGATGGTCAATCCTTCAACCGGGTTCCTTGCCCCGTCGAAGATTACGGCATTCAAGACGCTTATCGGGGATATATTGGCCAAAATGCAGGCAGCGCAGGAAATTTCAGGATATGCTGTCACTATCGATCCGAACCAGAATGTACTGGTGGACGATACGCTCCGCATCTCCTATGTCCTTGTGCCTGTCGGAGTGGCTGTAGGGATTTATGTAGAGGAAGGACTTTCATTAACCGCAAACAAATCATAGAAAATGGCAATAATTAACAATGTGGCATATTCGTGGTCTATGATAACCCTGTCATCGACCGCCCTGGGAATTGACGAGGGATCCACGACCCTTGAAGGTGTATCCGCTATCAAATGGTCGAAAAAACGTAAGGTGGAAAGTAACTATGGCATGGGTGGAAAACCTGTCAGTCGTGGATTTGGAAACATTACCTATACGGCAAGTATCACAATGGACTATGCCACGCAACAATTGTTGCGTTCAGTCTATGGCTCGTTGCTCGAAATCGGTGAGTTCGACCTGATCATCAGCTTTGCCAACCCCATGGCCAGTGATGATTGGACGACCACAACGGTGACACTCAAAGGGTGTATCTTTACGGAGGACTGTCTTGAATCGCAGCAGGACGATACCAACATCACGCATGAGTTCGACTTGAATCCGTTTGATATCCAGATAGGTAACGGCGATACAATCTGACTTGTCATGAATGTGACCTTTGAAGGAAAATCTTCCACCGGAAAAAATGAATGGCTTACACCTCCTTATTTGCTTGACAGGTTGGGAGAATTCGATTTGGACCCGTGCTCACCGGTAAACCGTCCATGGAATACGGCGAGGCATCACTACACCGTCGGGGATGACGGGTTACGGCAGCCATGGTTTGGACGGGTGTTTTGTAATCCTCCCTATGACACGCCACTGATTGTCCGCTTTATCCGTAAATGTGTGGAGCACCGGAATGCTATTGCGCTCACTTTTGCCCGCACGGACACCCGGCTGTTTCATGAACTGATATTCCCTTATGCGGACACAATACTTTTCATCAGGGGGCGGCTCAGGTTCTATCATGTCACCGGAGAGCAGGGAGGCACTGCCGGGGCGCCATCCTGCTTGATCTCCTTCGACAAAGAAAATACTGCCGTTCTGGAAACCTGCGGTATCGAAGGAAAGCTGGTATACCCCAAGCTTTTGTAACCGGTTACCGGTTCTCGACTCGGGAACCGACCTGTTTGTGGGAAGTATAATTCCGGCAAATAAATCGGTTGTGTCTATGGCAGGATTGTTCTTTTTTAATATATACTGAAAGCTATGTCCCCCTCATTGATAGAGATATATCTCATCTGGTTGCAAACATATCGGGTGTGGCCGATAACCTTGTTTATAGTACGGTAGAAATATCCACGAATCCAATATTCTATCGGTCTGTTTGCTGTAAAATCACCCGATTGAATAGGCAATGCATCGGCTTCATACTTAGAGAGCCACCGCTAAATAAGCAGATGGCTCTTATTACCTGCAAAGATAAAGAATCTTCATTTATAGATTTTCAGAAGCACTGTTCTCGATCTGTATTGTATTCCTAATCTCGATATCATTATGGGCATAACCTCTGATTGCCAGCAATTTCTTACATTCATTATAGATAACACCTCTTTTCTTAGGATCTTTTATAGTCACTATCAAAACAACCTTTTGCGATATGTCTGTTCCGTCCAATTCTCTGGATACCTCAGCTGCTTGTCTATAAAGTCCTACAAGTTTCAGTGCCCACTTTTTCTCTTGTTGCAATATATTCCTCTTATTGGCAGGTGTCATGTCGCCCAATGACACATGATACTTCTTAATCGGTTGATACTTGTTTCCTTTCTCAATAAGAATCCTTTCATTCGCTTTTTCCGCCTTAAAGGCAGCTTTCTTATAATACAAGTCATTCAATACATTGGCAGAATCCTTGGACATCCTCTCTTCATTCCTCATCATTGATGATTGTGAAAGATCTGCATGGTCAACTTCCGTAAACGTCTCTAAATAAACATCCACCTGACTTTGACAATATTCGCTTCCCTGACTTGCTATCAATACAGGATCAACAGCCAGTGTAACAGTAATATCCCCATAGTAGTATCCTTCATCGTCAACCATACTCTTCGGAAAAGGAAAGTCCAGCGACTGGACATCTATACCCTTATCCATTGTATGACAGAATATCATCGTACTTTCGTCAGAATCGTTCAATAATATGTTGTCCAGGGTGGCAGGGAGACCAAACCCCATCTCGTATTTGAAATTATCCGTTGATTTAGCTATATTTGAAGGATAGAAAGCATTATGTATTAAAATGGCACGAATCAGTAACGGATTAAAAGGAACGCCTAACCGATATTGAATATTTGCAGCCAACGATGCGATTCGTGGTGTGGAAAAGCTGGTTCCACTACACATACAGAACTGCCTGCCATAAATAGAAAAAGCAGAAATGTGAGTATCCCAGTTTCCACCATAATGGACAAGATCAGGCTTGGTATGATTCTCCACCCCTGGGCCAATACGAGAAAATGGACTCCTGTCATTTTCCTCTGCGTCCCGTTCCGTCGTTTTTGCATGAGCTATCGAACCGACCACAAGGCTCATGACAGAATCCGCCCCTTTGTTCAGCCGGAATGATTGACTGGTATCGGCTGGATTGTCAATATTTCCAGCAGACTTGCATATCAATATATTGTATTGCTTTTGAAGGCTGTCCAGCGCTACAGCCAGATCAGAAAAACGATTGTCTTCTATCTGGGCATTTATTCCTTGTGACAAGTTCCATACTTTAACGTCAGAATGGCGTCCCACCGCTTGCTGTATGTTCATCACCAGTTCATTCTCATAAATCCGGGTCTGACCATTGATGATACAGCTAAGTATCTTGCAAGGTCCGCATTGTGTCAAGTCTCTTTTTTCCAAGAAATCACCATAATTGATGATACTGGCTACAGCCGTCCCATGCCTTCTATCTATTTCATCAGGCAGTAGATCAGCTACATTTTCTTCTTTCAACAGCCACGGACGCATATATCCTATGTCTGTCACACCGGAATCAAGCAAACCTACTATGGGATAATCCTGTCCATCCTTAGGGAGCATTATCTCTATTTCACTATCTTCCGGTTCCGGAGCCGCCTGAAATTCGATAGTCGGCATTTTTCTGACAGACAGCACGCCATCCATTCCAACAAGTTCACCGGCATTCTCCCTGGAGATATTTTTCAACTTGAATAATCGCAGTTCACTCGCATAGTTTAATTCTTCGACTTCGACATTATTCTTATTGCAGAAATTAAGCAATAACCTCTTGGAGCGTAGATTCATCTCCGAATTTAAATAATCGACTAACTGAACTTTCAAGACTTCAGCAGATTCAATGGAAGTGTCGGTTATAGGAACATATTTAGTGATGTCCGCAACGGCGGCCAATCCTTTTTGCAGATTCTTGCTGAGATTCTTGTTTTCCGGATTAAATTTCTCAGCAATCGCCTTTAAATCGGCTCTTGTATCTATTTTAACAAGCAGTTTACCAATGTCAGTCGTACCCAAGACATTACGCTTTTTGTTCACATCCACCATGGAATGTATGGCGAACCTATGCGATTTCGCTGTAGCTTCCTTGTTGATATCAACTATAGTCAGGATTGGCAAAGATGTTTCATCCCGTTTTTCAAAGGCATGTTCCAGTTCGGCTATGTGTGCATTGACCCGAAGAATATTGGCTCTTATATTTTCCTCGTTGACCCATTTAGGTAGCCTGGATCCTCCGCCGCCTTCCGTTAGAAACTGGTCCCGTTCCCCACGGAAATGTACTTGTTGAATAGGTAATGTTTTTGACATCTTCTTTATCTTATTTTTTGTCCGACAATGCATTACGCACCTGACGTATGCTGATATTCAACATTTTTGAGATTGTATTCTGTGTAACTCCATAGGTATTGAGGTACACTATAAAATTATCCATAGGTTCATCTTTACCTCCAAATTCGTAAATAGATGCCAGAATCTGTTCATAGTTGATTTCCTTGCTGCCATCAATAATGCTCTTGACTTTCAGTTTGGTTAAAATCGTACAAATGTCCGAAGGGGACAGATCGGCCATGAGTTCAGATATAATCTTCATTCGGTTTTCGTCTTCAAGAATCACACTTTTGAAGCCCTTCAATGTATTTCTGACAATCTGCTTTCTACTGTCTTCATCAGGCAGGCCCACCTCAAGCCTTGTGTAGAAACGCCTCCATACGGCCTTGTCAAGCAGGTCTGGATGATTGGTAGCTGCTATCAGCACAGTGGATGGTGACATTGAATCAATATTCTGAAGAAGACTGTTTATCACACGTTTAAGTTCTCCCAATTCATGGTTGTCATCACGAGCTTTAGCCAGAGCGTCGAATTCATCAAGCAAAAGAATGCACGGCATACTGTTGACATAAGAGAATATCCTGCTTAAATTCTTCGCCGTACTACCCAATAATGAAGACACAATAGCATCAAGGCGGGATACCACCAATGGGAGTCCTGTTTTCTCACTGATGTAATGGGCAATGGAAGTCTTTCCACATCCCGGTGCGCCATAAAGCAGCAATGATTTCCTGATATTCAAGCCCGCCAGTTCCAATTCTGTATCATTCTTTATCAGTTTAATGAATTCCTCCACCTGCTTCTGTACCATATTTGATAATACGATATCAGCTCTGTTCGAGTTCTCCGGAACAATTTCCACTATTTGTAATTTACTGTCCATGTCCAGTGGAACCATGCGCATAGCATCAGCTGTAGCAACATTCTTATGCGTGGACGATTCTATCTGTTCAACTATACACTTAGATAGCTGAACATCTCCGTCGGCTTTCAGCCTCTCAGCCAAACGTATTGCGTAATTGATGATTTTTCGTTTGTCATTCGCCAATCCGCCTTCAATGATTCTTAATATATCTGTTGACATCTTACTGCTTATCGTTTATTTCGATACAAATATAGTATGACTTTTTCTATTATTAGTGTAAAATCAAAGATTTAACCCATAATTAACACAAGTCGTAATATATAAAACACAAATCGTAATAATAACCAGAATTATCGTAATATTTAAGTAAACTGCCATTACGGGTAATAACATAAAAGTACTCTCGAGTTGCTTCAATGATTGTTCTTCTGTGCCCCCCTCTAACTCCTGCCGACTTGAAAAAATCAGCATTAGGCAATTCCTCTTTGACAACCTCACAGAAATCGTCAACATCTTTTTTGAGAGTATCGGGCACCATATAAGTGCCTGTCGGGGCAAGCATTGCGACCGGTCTGAAGACATCTTTCCTATGTTTGGCAATATGCCTGCTGTCCACCTGTTATCCCTTGTTTTTCCGTCCGATCATTCCCGGAAAAGTCTTGTATTTCAGATAGATAATGGTTTCAATATTTGCATATGCACCCATATTCCTGTCTGCTGTGGGCAATTGTAATCATCATCATCCGTCAGAATGGAGGACAAGCTTGACAAGTCCGAGATTTCTGGAAAAAAGTTTCACCTGATATGGGAATTCCGAAGCAGCCAACTCCTTGAACCTGTAATGCTCACGTCGCTGTTTCCCTTCGTCCGTTCCTTTTCGATGGGGGGCGCCAAAAACGGCAGCACCCTGTGTATCGTTGATATATTGGCTATTGGCTTGTTTTATGTATATAATCATTTGATTTGCACATAACCATTCATGTTTGAAAATGTGCAAATGCAGTGATTATTTCTTGTTTTACAAATAAATATAACACATTATCTGTTTTTATTTTCTGGGGATCTGGTTCAAACGGACTCTTGACAGGACATGCAGTGTTACGATCAGCCGGTAGTTGCATCACAATATTATGGATAATAAAACCCTATGTTTGGTCCATACCGGATAAAATGTATGCCCATATAATCTTTTCACCGTTCTTTGCCCTACTCTTTTGATGAATCAAAACAATATTCGACATGGACGAAAAAATGCTTTCACTGGAACAGGAAACTAAAATCAAGGAAAAAGCTCTCAAATTGAAAGAAGAGAGGAAGCTCCGTAAAATTTATCCGATGGTGGTCTTCGGAGACACGACCAACGGCGAGAAAGAGACCTACGTAGTTTATATGTCCGAACCGAACTTTCCACAATTCAGCAAATTCATGGCCGCATCCAAAAAAGACGAGGTCATGGCGATGCGCACACTTGCCCGGGACTGTTTTGTGGATGGTGACAAGGAACTTGTGGATGACGAGTCACTTTTCCTTTTCGGACTTATGGGACAACTTTCCGAACTTATCACCACGCGGCAGAGTCTTCTGGTAAACTTATAGGCCGGTGGGTGGTGACGGACGATCAGCGTATCCGCCAGCGGACTGTCTATATCCGCCACTACTTCCCCGGCGTCAACCTTGACACGATCTCTGACGAGGAGTTCGCCATGTTATCCGAAGAGGCGCTGTGGCTGCACGAGCAGATGCTTGCCAGCCGCATGCCGTTGCCGGTTTCCATGCCGGAGAGGATACCCTGAACGGCCGCTGTAGTCCTCCGGGGGTACGGCGGCTTCGTTTTACCCCCGCCCTTTCCGGTGACACTGCTCTTTTAATGCGACATTCCCTTCAATCATGGTTCAGGAACAAAACTATCAGGTCAATTATACCATCAACGTCGACGCCTCGCAAGGCACCAGACAGGTCATAGCCTTCGGTGAGGCTGTGGGCAAGCTGGTGCAGGCGAAAGCCTCGCTGTCCCCTGCGGTAAACAACATCAAGACAATGATGGACGAAGTTGACCGTGTCTTCCGTACCAAGAATGGGAAGAAGCGTAGTTTTGACTATCGGCTGACTATTGACACGAGGAGCAGTGAGGAGAAGCTGGAACGTGTCAAGAACCTGCTTACGGACATTGCGGCCCTTTCCAAAGGAATCAGCCTGACCATTAATGCGGGACAGGTACTCGGCAGCAAAAAAATCAAGACCGCCGCTAAAAATCTCTACGAGAAGAAAGCGGCGGAGATTCGCAAGGCCGAAATTGAGAAAAATGCGGCCTCTTCAGTAGGTACGATGGTCGATGCCCAGAAGCGCATAACCAAGGCCATCGGCAAAATCAATTCCGCCCTGGTTTCCGTGGAACGCGGCAGGGAGCTGCAAATCAGGACCGATACAGCGGAAAACCGGCTGCAACGTGTGCTTTCCCTGCTGGAACGTATCAAGAGGGAATCCCGCCTGAGCCTGGGCATGCAGGGTGGAATGTCCGTGAGGAGCTTGTTCCCTTCCATTCCCGTGCCTTATGCCCCGGGAACATTCGTCATGCCGGAAAAGGAACAGAAGAAACTGATGGGGCGTCTTTATGTCCGGCAGCAGCTGCATCGCCAGAAACTTGCACATGCCGAGGAGGTTTTTGCTGCGGACCAGCGTCGCAAGACGGAATCGGCCCGGGCCGCCGCAGAGGAGAAACGGCGTGCCGACGAAGCCCGTATCAGGGAACGGGAACGTAAGGATGCCGCCCGCGAAGCGGAGAAGTTACGCCGGCAGACAGAACAGGCACGCCGGAAAGCCGAAACGGAACAGCGCAAGGCGGAGCAGGCGGCAAGAAAACAGGAACAGCGTAATGCGATACAGGCCGTACGGCTGATGCAGCGGGAACATACCGCTGCCGGGACACTTTACCGTAGCAAGCGACGTGCGGCCATCAACCGTATCCAATACTCGAAGGCACCCTCGCTGAGGAGTCTGCCTTTCGCTTCCATGCTGAACGCCTACATGGGCTACAGCCTGGTACGTTCGGAACTGTCTGACGCTGTCGAATATGCCAATATCATGAAGTCGGCCAGATCCATCCTGCGCGTGGCCGACATGGATCTGGGTTCTTTTGAGACCCGCTTCGATGACATGGCCCGCCATGTCCGCAAGATAGGAATCGATACGAAATATACTGCTGTGGAAATCGCCGGCGTCGTCAAGTTCCTTTCCATGGCCGGCATGGATATCGAGACAATCCACAAATCCATCCGGCCGGTCACGAACCTAGCGCTCATCGGGGACAATGACGTGTCCTATATTGCCGACCTGGCCACGAACATCATGGCCGGCTATGATATCCATAACGACAGTATGGATAGTGTGGCGGACATTATTGCGTCGACCATCTCCCGTTCGAATGTCAATATCGTCGAAATAGCGGAATCCTATAAAATGGCCGCCGGTTACCTGCGTATGGCCGGTGTGGAGTTCACGGAAGCCAGTGCCTCCATAGGTCTGCTGGGCAACATGGGGTTGAAAGGCACACTGGCGGGTACCTCGCTGCGGGCCATGTCCACCCGTTTTGCCAAGCCTACGAAAGAGGGGCAGGAGGTTTTGGACCGCCTGGGCGTCAAATTCACGGAAAAGCGGGACGTGGAGGGTGTGCGGGTGGAGAAGTTGCGCCCCATGGCGGACATCTTCGAGGAGCTGAACAGGAAAGGCGCCTCAATGGCGGACATACAGGCGATTTTTGGAAAAATCGGGGGGAATGCGGCTATGATGTTTGTCCGTAATTACGACCGGCTGCGTGCACTCAGTTCCCATAATAGAGGTTCCCAGGGAATATCGGCGGAACTGGCACTTGTAAAGCAGGGTACCACTAAGGGATTGTGGGCGCAGGTTACCTCCCGGATGAGCGAAGGGTTCATGCACGCATTCGAGGTGCTGGAACCCTCGGTACGTGCCGTTCTGCGTTCCTTTCTGGATAAATTCAAGACTCCGGAATTTACCCGCGGACTGGTTTCTGTCGGAAACGCCCTGTTGGACATCTTTGCCGTCATAGGTAATATCGGGGTCTGGGTGGCACGCAATTTCCATTGGATAGAACCGCTTGTTTTTACAGGAGCGGTGGCTGTCCGGCTGTTCAAGGTGGCCGGTGCCCTGACCAATATCGGTATCGCTATGGGCTTTATCGGCAAACAGTCAGCGGCGACGGCGGCCGTCGGCTCCGTACAGGGATTGTTGGATATGGGGAGTCCTAGCAAGATGTCTTTCGGACAAAAAAGGGCCATTGTCTCGGCCATGCAGTCCGCAGGCGTGGCAGGACGGGGAGCTATGACGCGTACCTTGATGTCCGGAGGCGGTGTTGTCGGAGCGAAAGGGGTATTGCAGTCGCTGTTCGCAACACAGGTGGCCACGGGTGGCAGCCTGACAGGCGCAGCCGCCTCTCTGAGTACCATGGGCACGGGGGCGGTGGCTGCCACGACGGGAATCGCCGCATTGGCCGGTGCTCTGGGCTGGGTGGCATATAAAACCTGGAAGATAAAGGAGGCGAAGGATGCCGTACTGGAAGAAATCACCTCGAACCGCAAGTACCGCTATCCGTCCATAGAAGGCCTCCATTCCTCTTTGAGTAAGACCTACAATATGGCGCTCAAGACAAAACGTGCCGTGGACGAGGTTGTAGCGGGGAAGAGCATCGAAGAGGCTTCGGGACGTAAGATCGGTGCGTTCACATCCAACTGGTGGACGAGATTTCTGGGAGAGTTTGCCATTGCCTCCTCAGAAGGCATGGTGTCGCGCGAGCATATATACAATATGGACAAGGCACGTCAGGACGACGTAAGGGAGGCGCTTGTGACCCTCGCCAAGCGGGACAGCCAGACACGCATTGACGCTGCCTACGCCGAATTCGGCAAGATGGGTACGGCACTGGACGTCGATGCCTTCCTTAAAACGGTACAGGAACGTTTCGGCCAGCAGGACAAGGATCTGGACAAGTCACTATGGAACGTAAGGGACGGTAAAATCGTCTATGTGGATGATATTGGTGACAAGCCGGAAGCGGTGGCCGCCCGGACATACGATTACGCCCGGTACATGAACACGCAGACCGTACCGGAGATTATACGGGCCGCAACAGCCTACCGTAACGCCATCTCGAGCGCCGCAGACGCGCAGGAGTTTATGCGTAAGGGCGGTTTCGATTTTAACAGGCTCAGGAGCTGGGGGTTCGAACAGGATGAGAAAGGCCGGTGGAAACAGCGGACATTGGGGCAGGATGCCACGGACGAGCAGCGTATAGACAATATTGCCAACCGTAAACTGGCGCACAATGTCCTTGTCAAATTCTTTTCATCACTCCGGCAAACGTTTGGCGGGTCAGCGGAGGCGGCCGAGAATATCCTTCGTGCAGCAGGATTTACACCCGGACAGTACAGCAACGAACCGGACTCCAACGATACCCGTCCGTTCGACACGAATCCGATCACCAATTCACACCTGGATGATGGAGGTGCCGGCGGAAACTACTCGGGCACGGGCAAACTGTCATCCGCAGCCCCCAAACAAGTTATCGTAAATATCGACAGCCTGCTGAGTGTAAGGACTATCGACCTGATGAAATCAAAGGAGGGACAGACGGAGGAGATACAGAACCTGAAGGAACAACTGGCACAGGCGCTTATTGATGTTGTCCACGACTTTGACGCATCATGGAACGCATAAAAAAACTATAAAAAATGGGAAGACTGATACAAATTGCATCCTCGACCTTGTTAAGCGGGGGGATACTTGGAAACGGTTCGATTGGCAGCTATATCAGCAACTCAGCCCGTCTTGCCATGGGCATGGGGCTGGCCGAGTTGCAGGACGGGCAGGTGCATTATTTCTCCAAACATCATGACCTGCTCAAACGGGCAGCGGTACAAATAACCTCACAAACGGCCTACGGATTGTTGCGTTCATATCCCAGATACCTTAAATATTGGGAACAGCAGGTACGGGATAAATACCTTCAGACACAATCACAATCCAGCCTGGCCAACAAGACCGGACAATACTACCGTCTTATCAGCGAGCAGCAGGCCGTGGCACAGAAGAAAAGCCATACCGATTCCATTGTCGGACGGACGGTAGCGGATTTCCTGGAACTCTCCATATCCCAAGAGGGCAAATATTACGACAACAGTGAGTGCAAGGTGCTGCCCAACAGCCAATACGGCCTGGTTACATTCGTGGACCTGGGACCACAGATACAAGTCGGCAGCCGGAACAATATCCTGTTGACACAAGTGCAGGGGCGTGATTATACCCGTAAGGAATATATATCCGGCGGTGACCTTGAGATCACCATCAACGGTAAAATCACATCCAAATATCCGGATGTGTATCCGGAAGCGGAAGTTTCCAGATTTATTAAACTGGTACAATACAAGGGGGTTGTCGATTGTGACAATACGGTATTGCGCCAGTTCAATATCTCACAGCTGATTATACAGGGGTATACGCTTCACCCGACGGACTGTAGGAACGTGCAGCCATATTCACTCAATTGTGTCGCCGTTGAGCCGTCCGAAGCGGTGGAGCTCAAACTGGCCGGGCAGGAAAAGGCCGATACGGCTATCAGGCACACGAACAAATGGATCAAATATGTCAAATTCGGTACGGAGATCATCGATCCCGTCTCATTGCTTAAACTGACACGCCTATGGGTGTAGCCGCAATGGATATTCTCTGCTGTCGTATTACCATTGGAGATGCCGATCCGTCCAATCCGATGAAGATTCGAAGCGGAGTAGAGATAACGGAGGTTCATACGCTTGAGATTAACGAGAGCTACAAGAAGCTGATCGGGACGGCCAAAGTCACGTTCCCGAAAGGTACCGTATGCCGTTCGACGATTATCGGCAATATGACACTGGAAGGGAAAGACGTGTCCCGGATAACGACAGAGGTCATGCAGGATGGTGTGATTATTGAAAAGCGCAGCACACAACGCCTGGTTGATGAGACGACTTTTAAAGTAGGGCAACGCATCAATATCAAGCTGGGGTATAACGGTGTATTGAAAAATATGTTTGACGGTTACATTACCGGCTACAACTCGGACAGTACATTGGAAATACAATGTGAGAATATGGCCTACAAACTTAAATTGAAACAGGCTCCCCATTTCGAAACTCCGGCAAAAGGGACAACCGTGAATGATGTGCTGGATGGGAAATACAATATCTTGAAAGATACCGGTTTCAAGATACATTCCGATACAAAACGGTTTGATATCCATATCGGCAAGATCAAGGTGACGGATAACTTTACGGTAGCGGACATTCTTTCCGAATGGTCGAAATATAAGATTTATTGTTTTTTGAAATACGACGCTGAGGACGAAGGCGTCATGCCTTCCATTGCTGTCGGACGTCCTTATTCGTCCAGCAAGGCGCAGCCGGTATTTCCGGAAGACGGCCCGGCCGGGCCGTTCAAGATATATTTTAACGAACATGTGGCGCAGAGCAACCTGAAAGTGGTCAAGACCGACCCGAAGTTTCTGGCGGTGACGGGCAAGGCGCTTGGAACGGACGAGAAGTTCTTTGAGGTGACGGTACGCATGAATCCGGAATATGGTCCGGCAGTACCGGGCAGCAAGGAGTTCCAAACGGTAAATGCCACCCAAATTTCAAAAAAGACACATAAGGTGACTGGAAACACGACGGCTTCGGGGGCAAAGACCAAAACAAAGGTGGATTTGTCCACCTATACCATCGTACCGTATATGTCACCGCACGTAGGCATCAATTCAGACCGGCTTGTGGAAGAGACAACTGAATACTTCCGGAATTACAACCTGAATGGAATCACCGGCAATGTGACCATATTCGGGGATTTCGGGCTGTCTCCTGCCGTACAGGTGGAACTGATCGATTTCCGTAACCCGTCCAAGAACGGCGTGTATCTCGTGGAGGAGGTCACGACTACGTTCGGGATTGGAGGGTACAGGCAGCAATTGAGTATTCCGTACAGGATTTATCAGAAGCCCTAATTTGTGGTAAGTAAATAATGAAAACCTGTTTCAGATATTATTCAAATCTGTGCACCTGGTATAATAAGTTTGCATAAATTATTTATATTATGAATGGTAATAGTACTCTGGTATAATGGATATATTTATGGATAGCTTGTCTTATAGTTTTAAAGGTCTTGCCAAGAAGGCTGCCATACGCTCCCGTGCTTGGAGTGATTCCGAAAAAAGGGTTTCTATTGGCTTTTTATCTGCAAGATATTACATATATAAAATTAAAAAGGATAAATATGGACACAAAGATTCAGGGTAGCTAAGGTCAGGTAAGTCCTTGTCAGGCAAGGGTGGCGCTTTTTCCTTTTGCCGGAAAGCATCGGACCTTGGAAGGTGGGACGGATGTCTGCATGAATGAGAATGAACGTCCCGACGATGGATGTTGTAGTGGTTATATCCCCACCTTTCGAATACAATGACGAGGTTGTGTCAAAACGCTGACACAGCCTTTTTTTATGCGCAAAGCCCAGACTTTCTCAAGCCCGGGCTTTGTTATTACCCAAAGTTTTCGTATCTTTAGGCATAAAGTTTTTCGTTATGGCAAAGTTACATTTTCGTCCTTACATTCCCAACCAAACCGTTCTTTTTCCACAAAGAATTGATGAAAACATAGCTGCGACCGACCCGGTC